TAATGCGTTTAATAGGATTCTATAAATGGTATATCTTAACTCCTTATCAACTTTATTGTGCGTTGATAAAAGCAGGATATAAGTCATTTAATGAAAAAAGTAAGGATCCAAATGTCAAAAATTAAAAAGAAACAAAAATCTGTACAAGAAATCATTGATGAAATGAGAGATCTTCATGAACAAGAAGATGATCTATTAAGAGAAATGGAAGCTAATATGGGTTCGTTAACTTCTTATGATTTAGATGATATGGATGATGAGGAGTTATAATGGGTTCAATATTTAGACCAAAGCCACCACCAGCACCAAAAGCAGATCCTGCAATTGCAGAAGCTAGAGCAGCAGAAGAAAGACGAGCTGCTGATTTAAAAAAACAACAAGAAACTTATAGCAAGAAAGTTGCTAAAGGAGTTATTGGTTCTAGATCGTTATTTGGTCAAGCAGGTGGTAGAGGTTTCTTTGGGTAATGGTAGCAAAAGTTTATCAGAATCCTAAAGGTGGACTGAATGCTAGAGGTAGAGCTTTCTTTAAACGTAAAGATGGATCTAACTTAAAAGCACCAGTTAAAAAAGGTAAGAATCCTAGAAGGGTTTCTTTTGCTGCAAGGTTTGCAGGAATGAAAGGACCAATGAAGGATAGTAAAGGCAGACCAACTAGAAAAGCTTTAGCATTAAGAGCTTGGGGCTTTGGTAGTGTGGCTGCAGCAAGAAGTTTTGCAAACAACAATAAGAAAAAAGCTTAATGGCTGTTGCAAAAAAAACTAAACCTGCTTTATGGGCAAGAGCTAAAGCTCAAGCCAAAGCAAAAATGGGGGGCAAACACAGTGCTAGGGCTATGCAACTTGCTACAAAGATTTATAAGAAAGCAGGTGGAGGCTATAGAGGATCTAAGTCTTCATCAAACAAACTTAGTAAATGGGGAAAACAAAAATGGCAAACAAGCAGTGGTAAAAAATCAGAAGGCAAACGAAGATATTTACCTAAGAAAGCTTGGAAGGCTCTTACGGCTAAAGAAAAATCAGCAACTAACGCTGCTAAAGCACGTGGAAACAAAAAGGGAAAACAATTCGTTAAACAACCAAGAAGTATCGCAGCGAAAACTAAGAGATTTAGATGAAGAAATTTATAGATAAAATAATTTTTAAAATACAACTTTTTATAGTAGAAACTAAAAATAAGTGGAAGAAAAAATAATGGATTACACAGTAGACGATACACCATCAGTAAACACATCAGATAAAGCAAATGCTATTTTAGAAAAATATAAAGAAGCTGTATCTGTTAAAGATCATTGGAGAGAAAAGTTTGAAGAAGCTTATGAGTATTGTTTACCTAATAGAGAATCTTTTTATGATGAATCGCCAGGACAAAGAAGAACTGATAAAATTTTTGATGAAACTGCAGTAGTAGGTGTACAAGAATTTGCATCAAGATTACAATCTGGTATTGTACCTACATTTGCAAGATGGGCAGATTTCCAAGCAGGTGTTGAAATACCAGAAGAACAAAAATCACAAGTTAATTTACAGTTAGATAAAATTACAGAATACGTTTTTGAAGTATTACAAAACTCAAACTTCAATCAAGAAGTACACGAAGCATTTATGGATCTTGCTGTTGGTACTGGATGTATGTTAGTTGAAGAAGGTGATGCTATTAATCCTGTTAAATTTACAGCTGTACCATTACCTAAAGTATGTTTATTAAATGGGCCAGATGGAAAGATTGATACAGTATATAGAACTAGAAAAGTAAAACCAGAACACATCAAAGTTTTATATCCTAAAGCTGCAATGCCAGAAAATTTTGATTTGCTTCAACAAAAAAAAGAATTAACAATTATAGAAGCTGTATATAAAATTTATCAAGATAACGTAGAAAAATATAAATACTGTGTAGTATTAGATAATCCTAAAGCAGTTATATTTGAAGAAGAATATGAAGGTGAAGGATCTAATCCTTATTTAGTATTTAGATGGAATAAAGCATCTGGTGAAGTTTATGGTAGAGGACCAATATTTAATGCAATGGGTGCTATTAAAACTTGTAACTTAACTGTTGAGTTAATATTACAAAATGCACAGATGTCAGTATCTGGAGTTTATACTTATGAAGATGATGGTGTAATTAATCCAGACAACATAGCGTTAGTACCTGGATCTTTAATACCAGTAGCTCCAGGATCAAGAGGATTAAATGCAATTCAATCTGCATCTAACTTTGATGTAGCTCAATTAGTATTAAATGATATGAGGCAAAATATTAAAAAAGCTTTATACATGGAAGCTCTTGGAAGACCAGAAGGAACTCCAATGACAGCAACAGAAGTTTCTGAAAGAATGGCAGATCTATCAAGACAGATAGGTTCTTCTTTTGGAAGACTGCAATCTGAATTTATACATCCATTATTAAAAAGAATTATTAGAATATTATCTAAACAAGGTAGAATAGAATTACCTAAAGTTAATGGTAGAGAAGTTAAGATAGGAGCTAGATCACCATTGGCTCAAGCTCAACATATGCAAGATGTTTCTGATGTAAATAGATTTAACGAAATTATTGCAGGTACTTTTGGTCCACAAATGATTAATGTTATTGTTAATCAAAATGAAACTGCTAAGTATCTAGCTGAGAAAATGAATTTGCCTGAAAAACTTATTCGTGATGAAGAAGAACAAAAGCAAATAGTACAACAGATTAGTCAGTTACAAACTGCACCTAAAGAAGGAGAAATACCACAATAATGAGCTGGGATGGACTTAAAGAAAAAAGACCAATTCCTGCAAGATCTATTGATGGTTACGTTAGAGAAGACGAAGTTGAACGTAATCTTAATAAAACTTTTGCAGGTGTATTCAAGGGTGAAGATGGAAAAAAAATTCTTGAGTATATTAAATCAATTACAACTGAAGCAGTTGCTGGTCCTAATATAGACAGCAATGGATTATTTCATTTAGAAGGAATGAGATTCCTAGCAGGTGTAATACAAACAAGAATAAAAAAAGGAGAACAAGATGGTAGATGATAATGCAACAGCACCAATCGCCACAGAAGCACAAGAGCAAACTGTAAGCGATAAACCAGAATTTGTACAAGATAAATTTTGGGATGCTGATAGAAAAGAAGTTAATTTAGAAAACTTAGCTTCAAGTTATAATGCTCTTGAGAAAAAATTAGGCTCAAGAACAGAAGATCTGTCTAAACAAGTTAGACAAGATTTAGAACAAGAAAGACTGGGTAAGACACCAGAAGAATATAAAGTCAATGTTCCAGAACTTCCAGAAAATGTAGATGTATCTGTATCAGATGATATGGAAATAGTACAATGGTGGAAAGATACAGCTAAGAAAAATGGCTTATCTCAAGAACAATTTGATGAAGGTGTTAATGCTTTTGTAACAAATGCAATGGCAACTTTACCAGATGTAAATGCTGAAATGGAAAAGTTAGGAGATTCATCTAAAGAAAGAGTTGAAGCTGCTGAGCTTTGGTCGAAAAAGAATTTATCACCAGAAGCTTATAATACTTTTTCAAGTATAGCATCAACAGCTGATGGTGTAAAAGCAATAGAAGAAATCATGAAGATGACTAAAGATAGTCCTATGCCTACAACACCAACACAAGTATCTGTAACTCCAGACTTAGGAGATCTTAAATCTATGATGAATGATCCTAGATATTATGATCAAAGTAAAAGAGATGACAGTTATATTAAACGTGTAACAGAGCTGTATGAAAAAGCATACGAAACAAAAAAGTAAATTTAAGTATAAAAAACTTAAAAAAGATTTGCATTGGCTAGATGCAATTAGTGATACAGGTTGGGTAAATAAATCTGATATGGATGATCATGAACCTGCTAAAGCTGTATCTAGTCAAATGTGGATATACAAAGAAACCAAAACATATATCACATTGTTTGGTACATATTCCTACGATAAAAAAGGCAATTTAGAATTTGGAGAAGTAATTACTATTCCTAAAGTATGGATGTAATTGTGCGTTGTTTAAATAATTAAACAAATCTATTTCTATATCAAGACCTTAAAAATGTTTAATGTTTGCCTTTAATTAGATAACAAACCTGCATTTGTAAGATAATCGGAAATAACGTAACTTAACAACAAACAAAGGACAATAAAATGGCAACATCAATAACGAATGCCTTTATTACTCAGTTTGAAGCAGAAGTTCACATGGCTTACCAAAGAATGGGTTCTAAGTTAAAGAATCTTGTAAGAACTGTGAATGGTGTTAACGGTAACACTGTTAAGTTTCAGAAAGTTGCAAAAGGTGCAGCTAATACTAAAGCAAGACATGCTGAAGTAGTAGCAATGGATCTTTCACACAGCAATGTGTCAGCAACTTTAACTGATTACTATGCAGCTGATTACGTTGACAAGCTAGACGAGTTAAAGGTAAACATTGACGAAAGACAAATAGTTGCACAATCTGCAGCATACGCTTTAGGTAGAAAAACTGACAGTGTATTAACTGGGATTATGAATGGAGCTACGACTCTTGCGAACAACTCATCAGGAACAGGTACTGGTATGAACTTAGGTAAAGCGACATCTATGATGGAACTTTTCAATACTAATGACCTTCCAGATGATAACCAAAGATACTGGGTAGTAGGACCAAAACAATGGTCTGATCTACTGGCATTAGATCAATTCTCTAGAGTAGAATATGTAGGCGAAGGTGAGCTTCCATATGCTGGAGGAATGACTGCAAAAAGATGGTTAGGATTCTTATGGTTTGTACACAGTGGACTAGAAACTTCTGGTTCTACTGATAGACATACTGTGGCTTTCCACAAATCATCACTGGGCTTAGGAATAGGTTCTGATGTTAAAAC